GACGTCACTTTATCCAGAGGATTTCAAATTTACGCCGGTCCCGCGGTTTTCCGCGATTCGAGACGATAATTGTGGCGCGATTGGTTGTACGAAAAGCCACATCGAGTGTTTACGTCTTGCAAAATCGAATGGATGGGATCATATTCTCATGTTCGAAGATGACGCATTGCTCATTCATCCGGAGATATTGGTTCATCAAGTATCGTCGTTTCTCACGCGGTTTCACGATGAGTGGGATGTCGTTCTTTTCTCAGGTAATAATTATCCGCCATTTAAAGTAGAAGCTCCGGACTGTTTTCGTGTTGCAAATTGTCAGACTACCGGATGTTATCTTGTATGCAGTCGATATTACGATAAGCTCATTCAGAATTTCGAGGATGGGTTGAAAGAACTCATTGCGAATCCAGGCAATGCAGAAGCGTATGCGTGTGACTCGTTTTGGAAACGTCTTCAGCGTGAAGACCGATGGTACTTAATTACCCCGTTGTGTGTCATACAACGTGCCGGTTACAGTGACATTGAAAAAAGAAACGTTGATTATGAAAAACTAATGACGGATCTCGTGAAAAAGAGACCACCGCCTGGAAGTAGACGATAAACCGTGCACAATAGACGATGCTATTTATCCGTAAGATAGTTGTCAACTACCCACCATCCGAAATCGCGGTCGCTTGGAAAATGAAGACCAGCAATGATGCGAATATTTGAACACTTGGTAGCAATTTCCATGAGTGCCTGTGTTTTTGCCGGGAATTTCCGCGCAAGGACTTTCGCTAAATAATATGCCTGAATTGCGTGACCAGATGGGTACGCTGGTGTGTTCGCTGAATCGGATTGTAATAATGTACCATTTTGTTTGTTGATGATCTCTGGCGCAACTTGAAAGGGTCGCGCTCGATTGTAAAAGTATTTCAACGACCTTGTTACAAACATAACACGCGAGTTAGTCATAATCCGGTCCATTTCTTCCACGGTCATTTCGTCGGATTTTATCACAGATGTAAATGCGGCAGCAGGATTCATGTCGTTCATGCGAAAAAATGAGACGTCACTCGGCATTCGTTTCATAATGTACTCAGACATCACGATCTGAATTTCTGCACGGCTATCTGGAAATGCCATTCCGATTCCAGGTATTGTAAGGTTGAACGACGGATACCACCAATAATACCGTTTTTGCTGAACAAGAAGAACGACAATATACACGATTGCTAAAACAACGAAGATACGAAAACGGTCGGGATCACGTTCGATGATATGATAATGATATGAACCAAATCGTTCTCTTAATTCAGTAACTGCGCCACTTTCTTTTTTAGGTGGTGGCATTCCAATCCATGATCGAAATTCGTTGATTCTTGGTAACAGAACCATACTTCTTTAATATATACTACTTCGAAGGATATATTAAAACACTGCAGTTCAAATTGCACGACGTGAATTGTGTTATTTAGACACGGAGAGGTGTGGGGAAACCGACGAGGTTGGCGCCGATACCGAATCCAGCACCGGTTCTTGCGGAAACGGCCAAACTGGGGACATATGTATCAAGGATACTGAAGGTAGCTGCAGCGGTCAGGGCAATCAGAGCGACCTCATCGAAAGACAAACTGCGCTTGGGGATGGCGTAGGCGGCGATAGCAACCATAACACCCTCGACCAAATACTTAATGGTTCTCTTCACGAGTTCACCTAAATCAAAAACTCCGGACATTTTGAGAGATTTATTATAAATAATGCTAAGAAATTAAAATGGAATGAAATGGAATGAAATCGAATGGAATCGAATGGAATGGAATCGAATGGAATGGAATGCGTTAAAACACTTAAATAAAGTATAACCTAGTATATTATAATTCTGAATTCGTCGTTCATTTTATTTCACTATGTCTTTTCCTCCTCCTACAGGCGTTGAATTAAAGAACACTTCATCTGGTGATGTTAATCCTAAATATATTGACTTATTAGAAGAAGATAAACCCATCGCTGGTCAAAAGTTCGCATGTCTTTCTTTTGTGTCTCCGGAACACATTTTGAAGCAGAAGGATCACTTCTTTTTTGAGAAGTTTCTTCATTATTGGGACTATCAAAAGTCAATGGAGAAGTTCATTCAGTTCCTAAATTTCGTATCCTTCAAGTACCATGTCAACTTTGACAAAATTTCGGCTGATTTTCAAGAATTCGCTAAAGAAGAGAAGGAAACGCTTCAAAAGACGAATATCTATGATGAGTACAAGACTTTCTTGGATAAGCACGAAGACGACCTGGAAAATGAGTTCAATGAGAAGCACAACTTCCAGACATCCGTGCGCGGTTTGAAGGTGCGTGGTGTATTTGGTTCGCAGAAAGAGGCCGAGTTGCGTTGCCAGATGTTGCGTGAGGTGGATCCTAATCACGATGTTTTCGTCGGGCCGGTGGGTATGTGGGTACCGTTTCATCCTGACGCATACAAGACTGGTCGCGTGGAGTATATGGAGGAGACCTTGAACCAGTTGATGGCGGAGAAGAAGAAGAATGAGGAGCAGGCCAAGACTGAGTTTGACAAGCGTGTCAAGGATACGAAGGCCAAGGCGATCCAGGAGAATATCAAGTTGGCAAAGGAGAGCGGAAACAAGTTGACTCAGATGTTGGCGAAGGATGGAGAGACGTTGGTGGATGCAAAGCCGCGTGACCTCGATGGTGGTGCAAGTGAGAGTGTCGGTGGCGGTATTTGGAATGCAGGAGATGACTCTGAATCAGTTACAATGACCGTGGAAGAGATGCGAAAGGAGCTCTTTGAGAGCGAGGATGTTGTCATGGATAAGAACAATGACCACGGATTGTCGAAGTTGTCGTCAGACGCAGGGGCGGAGGCTTGAGTCAGAAATAATTATTGTTAAATATATTGAAAAACTTGATTTCATATGATCGATATCAAGTTTTCTAATTCACTATCACCACTTACTTTTCTTGACATTGATTTTCGGCCCTTTGCTATTTTTTGAAGCGTTTGGATCGTAAGACTGCTCTCCTTCATCGTCAGAACCGAGATTCTTCGATATTTCCCAGAACTCCTTACTGCCTAACTTGAATGGCCCGTGCTGTTGTGCCTTATACCAGAAGATTTGGTCTTGTAACTTGTTCGATTTCGCGTTATTATTGATGACGAGACACTCGTAATTCTCGGTGCACTGATCCATGACCTGACAAAAGCTCTCAAAAGTTGGGAACATACCGGCGTAATTGTCGTAGATTCGCTTACGGTTCGCAATATATGGTTCACGGAGGATAAACACGTAGTCGATATTGGTGCGGAGATTTGGAGGGATACCGAGTGGATATTGCATTGTGATAACTAACATGATCTTCCAATGACGGCCGTTCATGAAGAGGAGGCGCATCATGACGTCCTTCGTCCATTTGTTATCATACAAACAATCATCCAATACAACGAACGTCCTTGGGTCGATGGATGACTTCTTATACGTATCCATTTCCTTTTTTACTTGTTTTAGGACTGCTTTTTGGCGCTTGAGAATATTCTCAATGATCGCTGTATTGTAAGCATCATGAATGAAGAGTTTTGGCACATGTGCAGCGAAAAAACCGTTGCCGGCCTCTGTTCCGGAGATAACTGTTCCGATGGGGATATCCTGATGATGAAACATGAGATCTTGTACAAGGAAACTTTTACCGGTATCACGGCGCCCGATGAGCACGATAACTGGGCCTTTATTTTCATCAGGTCGAAAACTGATCGCCTTCATGTCAAATTTTGCGAGTTCTAAATTCATGGAGAGGCGATGAAAAGAAGAGCCAATAACCTAATAAACATGGAAAATATTATTATTTATTACGTTATACGAATGGAAGCCCATCACCCGTTTAAAATCGATATAAAACTTCTATTCATCAATCATATTACATTTAGGAACTTTCATGGATTCATCCTCCTCTAGATTCCAACTTCATTACCGAAAACATAAATATACCCCAGATACAATTGAGCCTGCATTGTTGTATGACATTCAGAATTATATCCCGATATACTCACGGTTCTTTGATGTGAATGAACTGAATTATAACGGAATTCAGTTGAACCAGAAGTATTACTTACAAAACATCATTTCACATCCCATGCAGATTGACGATGAAAATGCCGATCATGGACACGACGGCTACGAGACCCGTTCTCTAAACCATTTAGAAACGATCATTTCAGACGATAATGGGAATACAAATAATGTCCCTATTTTTGTGAAATATTCGCCGTTACTCGATCCGATTCGATACCTCTCTGGAAAGTATCAAGTGCATCAAGACAAAACACACAACCTTCCTAAATATAATTCAACCCTGGAAGAGTGTGAAGAAAAGATACTAAATACAAATAATTCTTCATATGTCGATGGGTTTTTCTCTTATTTGACAAGTCGTGTACTTCATACCCACGGGGTCGTGCACGGTCTGGATTATTATGGTAGTTATCTGTGTAAACAGCGCGAATTTTCTACCAATATATTTGATGATATTGACTACTTAGTTGGGTGTTCTTTTTTTAACACATACGAGAACCAACTTTTTACAATCGATTATTCTCAATTTGGCGATGACATTGATGGAGAGTCATCGGGAGATATCAATATGGGTAAATTGATGAAACTTCGAAATAAGATGAAACCGATTATTGGTGATAGTAATTATCTCGAATCCGACCAAGAATATATGAAAAATAAAATCAATATCTTAGAAGATGAAGATATCATGTCATCCGTGGATGTTACTACAGTGGTGGAAGAGAACGTAGTCGAAAGTACGATGGAAGAAGTTGTACTCGAAGTGATGGATTTGAAAATCGATGATGAACCAAGTAATCAAGGTGCTGAGACTATGACCGTATTGCTGCCTAAAAATCAAACAAGAGACAATGATGACATGAGTGACAGTGATTCGTCGCAATCAAATTCATCTTATACGACAATCAGCGATGACCCGGATGAAATGGATACTAGCGATGTCACAGAATCTGTTATCCAGGTAGACGATTCTACATTCGATCGTGACAGTAAAAAGAATACGTCGCATCAAGACGGAGGTGGAAGCGCTAGCGGCAGCGGAAGTGACAGTGAAAGCGACAACGACGGCGGCAACGATAGTGACAGCGGCAGTGAAAGCGGCAGTGACAACGGAAGCGGCAGTGAAAGTGGTAGTGAAAGTGGTAGTTATGACAGCGATGACGAACAAGTGATCGTAAAAATCAAGGACTTTCCGATTCAGGCAATCCTACTCGAAAAATGTATGAGCACACTTGATCGTATTATGATGACAGACGAGTTGACGAAAGAAGAATGGACATCTATTTTATTTCAGGTGATTATGACACTTGTCATGTATCAAAAAATGTTTGATTTTACACATAACGATCTTCATACCAATAATGTCATGTTCATTGAGACAACCGAGGAGTTCATTTATTATCTGTATGAAGGCCAGTATTACAAGGTTCCAACCTATGGTCGCATATTCAAGATCATCGATTTTGGACGCGCAATCTACAAATTCCGCGGTGAACTCATTTGCAGTGACAGTTTTCATCCAAAAGGCGATGCAGCAACACAGTATAACTTTCCACCATATTACAATCCTGATAAACCTACGGTAGAACCGAACTTCAGTTTTGATTTGTGCCGTTTCGCCTGTGCATTGTTCGACTATTTCATCTACGATCTGCGTAAAGTGGAAAAACTCTGTAAGAGTGATCCGATTATCAAGTTGATTGTGAAATGGACAACGGATGATAAGGGGCGCAATGTCCTCTATAAATCAAACGGGGAAGAGAGGTACCCGGACTTCAAACTCTACAAGATGATCACGCGTTCGGTTCATGGACATATTCCATCCGACGAAATTCACAATCCGCTATTTGATACGTACAAAATCACGCATAAAAAATATAAGAAACATGCGGCATTGTCGGCGAAATTCTTGAAAGATGGCCAGAACACGCATATTGTCATGAATGTAGATACATTACCTGCTTATTTTGAATGAAATCTGTGTATATTCACTAATAACACCTTGCGCGTCCAGGGAATTTTAATATCATCTTTCGATGTGCAGGAAGTCCATTCTTTGCGATGAACTCAATATGGCGCATAACCCATGCCATACTATATCCTGAGTGACCAACAGTCATTTTATTCTGGACCAACGAAATAATGTTGTCATCACCGGCACTGAACATGAATCCACGATCTTCCGGTGGGCTATATTGTGAGAGGTATTTCCACACTTCGATTTCTTTTTTTTGTATTTGAGGTAATTCGCTTACAAGAACTACGGCATTCAGCCCATCACGAATCATAGCTCGGTCCCAATCACCGTGGATATACGAGAGGTTGCAGTTGCGAACCGTGTCAAGAGTAAGAGGCCAGTATTCTTCGAACAAGGTGGAAGGTTCGAACACGGTGGAAGGAGGACGCTCCAATTCAACAACAACAGACTCGGGAGCAACAGTAGAACTAGACATTACGATATGACACGAATGATAACATAACACATATGGTATCATTTTAGTTCAATTTTTTAAGAATTTCAAATACTATGTTAAATATTATAATCGGATGAATATAGTAATACAATGTCCATTTCCAATGCAGTTGCCATATTAGCACCTATTGTAAATTGTGTTCAACTCTTTCCACAGTTATACAAATCATACCAAACAAAGCATGTCGAAGATTTATCGCTTTACTCATTGTGTCTGTTATTACTGACAAGTGTATTATGGCTACTTCATGGTTATTTTATTCAAGATACATCCTTAATGGTAGCAGGTATCATTAGTGTAACAGTAAACGTCTCACTTCTCGTATTGTTTTTCAAATATCATCATCAACGATCATAACCATCATTAAATACATATAAACATAAAAACGGTTATTTATATATTAAGATTGTATATACAATGCCCCGTGATACAATCAAAATCGAAGGTGTTACGTATGACATAACCAATTTTAAGCATCCTGGCGGTAATATTATTCATTATGCAAAGAATTCACCGGACGCAACCGAAATATTCCGTGAGTTTCATTATCGATCTACGAAAGCAAGCAAGCTTCTTCGATCGTTGCCTGTTTGTCAGGACAGCGAAGTAAACGAATCTCTCGAACTCACAGAACGCCAGCAAGAAATGACGAACGATTTCCGAGAGATGCGACAGAACCTCGTCGACCAAGGATGCTTTGAACCAGATTATATTCATGTCTATTTTCGCCTTCTTGAAATCGCATTTTACTTCGGTCTAGGAACATGGATGGCCTCGTACAATATATACGCATCCATTCTCTCGTTCATCATGTTTAAAACCCGCTGTGGTTGGGTCCAGCACGAATGCGGACATTTGAGTTTCACTGGAATCCGCCGGATCGACCGCGCAATTCAAACCTTTACCATGGGGTTTGGCGGCGGCGTTAGTTCGTCTGTATGGAATTCCATGCATCAAAAACATCATGCAACACCTCAGAAAGTAAAACACGATATCGATCTGGATACAACACCACTTGTCGCCTTTTTCGATCGCGCATTTGAAGACAATACGAATGGAAAAATATCTGCGCGATTCATGAATCGTTGGTGGATGCGATTACAAGCATGGACATTTTTGCCCGTAGTCAACGGAATATTGGTTCATTTATTCTGGACGTATTACCTGCATCCAAAGAAGGTATTCAACCGCCTATGTTCTGTAAAAACGAGAGAAGTGTATGTTGAAACGGCGTTTGAGGCAATTTGTATGGGCGGTTCTCATCTCTCGTTACCTTTGATATTCTATTCTGGTGGAGTGAGCGGCGGCGGATTGTTGTGGTGTTATTTCCTGTTAATGATCACGAATTTCTGGAATTTCATCTATCTTTTCGGTCACTTCTC